GTGTACAAGCCTGCCGGTTCCGTGTCGTTCGCCAATCTGCCCGCTCTGTCTGCGGATGTAATTGGCAACGTCTACAACGTGACCGACGCCTTCGCCACCACCGATGATTTTGTTGAGGGCGCAGGCAGCGAGTATCCTGCCGGCACAAACGTTGTTGTGGTTGACGCCGGCGGCGGTACTTATAAATACGACGTGCTGGCCGGTTTTGTGGATTTGTCCGACTACGCCAAGAGTGCTGACGTTGTAGCAAAGGAAGCAGGCAAGAGCTTGATGCTCGACACCGACAAGGCCAAGCTTGACGGCATCTCCGAGGGTGCAAACAAGACCGAGGCCAGCGAAACCAACGGCTACATTAAGATTGACGGTGTTGAGAAGAAAGTATACGATGACGGCGACGTTTTGAAAGACGCCGATGTTGCCACTGATGATGAGGTGAGCGCGATGCTGGATGATGTGTTTGGCGCATCAACCACCTAATCGCAAGTCAAGTAACTAAGTAAATACGCTGGGCCGCGGTTAAAACCGTGGCCCGGTATATTATTTGTAAGGAGGCACGAGCTGGTGAGTAAATTGGCTACTCTGGAGCAGATGAGACAGCTCGCACAGCGCTCACAGGACTTTACAGCAGAAGTTGCCGAACTTGCTGCGGCTGCCGCTGCAGCTGAGTTTATTACCATTTCGATTCCGGTCTCTGCATGGGTCGAAAATACCGATACCGTACTGGCGGCGGAGGGATTCGCTTATATGGCGGATGTGGCTGTGGAACAACTAACAGCTGCGGATGGAGCGGAAACAAACATAGCTCTCAGCAGCAGAGCGGAAGCAATTTCCTGCGGGCTCGCGCACCTCTCGCAAACGCAGAGCGGCGCTATACGTTACTATGCAAAGAGCGCGCCAACCACTGCGCTTGTGCTCCAGGCGCAAATTATGCGAGCAGAATATTAACAAGGAGGTAACCACATGATTGGTGGTGTAAATGTTCCCGGCGCGAGCGCCGTTGAAATCGCGGCAATCAAAGCGATAGCCGAAGGCGCAAAGGAAACAGCCGACGCGGCGATGGATGCCGTCCAAAAGGCTGCGCATACCATTACCGCGGTACCGTCTCAGGCCGGAACTCTAGCATATACGGGCAGCGAACAATCTCCATCGTGGAACAACTACAATCCGGACCAGCTGACACTTGGCGGCACTACTGCCGGCACAAATGCAGGCAGTTACCAAGCCACCTTCACCCCTGCGGGAGAGTATGTATGGGCGGATGAAACGCAAAATGCGGTCACTGTGACATGGAGCATTGAAAAAGCGGCCATAAGCAGCACGCCCGCTCAGAGCGGCACGCTGACCTACTCTGGCAGCGCGCAAAGCCCCACATGGAGTAACTATGACAGCACTAAATTAACGCTCGGCGGCACTACAAGCGGAACGGATGCCGGCAGTTATGATGCGACCTTTACGCCCAAGAAAAATTATCAGTGGGCAGACGGCACCAGCACTGCACGAACCGTTGCGTGGAATATCGGCAAGGCCGCAGGCAGTATGACTCTGAGTAAGAACACGGTGTCGTTGTCGGGAGCCATTGGCGTGTCTGATACGGTTACGGTAACTCGCGCCGGCGACGGTGAAGTGAGCGCCGTAAGCTCCGACACGTCTAAAGTGACTGTCTCGGTGAGCGGCACGACTGTAACCATTATTGGCGTGGGCGATGGTTCCGCTACGGTGAGCATCAGCGTCGGCGCAGGCACAAACTACGAAGCTACCTCTGCGCAGATTGTTTCGGTGGGCGTAGCCTTGCCCAAAGTTTTCGGCGTTTGTTGGAACATGAGCCTATCTTCCACAGCGCTATCGCGCCTGACTGCGACTAACGACCCGAACAGCCTTGCTACTGTGACCATCAGCTCCGAACCCTCTCCGGCAACTGGAACAGGTGCAGGCAGTTCGCCGTTTGATAGCTACGCTCCGTGGAGCGGGATGGACGAATACAATATCTCGAATAGCACTGTTGGCGCCAAGAAAGGCGAAAGCGGTTTCTCGCGCTCAAGCAATGATGTTGTAGTGTACATTCCTGAGTTCTGGTTTAAAATCATCAATGATTCCAGCAATAGTAAACGGTATTTCTATATTAGCGACAAAGAACGCGATGGCTTTACAAAGCATCCCGGCTCTGGCCGATATGTTGGCCGCTATAATACAGCCAGCGGTAATGTGTCGCAGACAGGCAAAGCTCCGCTTGTAAACATCACTCGCGCCACAGCGCGCAGCGGCGCAAAAGGCAAGGGCACTGGCTGGTATGAGTACGATTATGCCTCGTGGTGCGCTGTTTGGCTGCTGTACCTCGTAGAATTTGCCGATTGGGACAGCCAGACCTGTATAGGGCGTGGCTACTGTGACAGCAATAGCTCGGCAATAAGTTCCGGCGGCACGGACAGCATGAACTACCACACGGGCCGCGCGTCCGGCACGGACGGCAAAACCGCTGTGCAGTACCGGCACATCGAAAATCCGTGGGGTAATGTGTACGAGTGGATAGACGGTGTGAACTTCTCGGGCGGCACAGTGTACGCTTGTACCGACCCGACCAAATATGCTGATGATACAGCAACCGGCTATACAGAAGTCGGCACGAAGGTGCAGTCTAACGGCTATATTAAAAGCCTGGGCTTTTCGACAGAATCAAGTTATACATGGACGTTTTTCCCGACTGCCGTTGGCGGTTCAGAAACTACGTATATTCCAGATTACGCCTATTGCAGCTCTGGTTGGCGCGTGCTTCGCGTTGGCGGCTACTGGTACAGCGGGTCGAAAGCGGGCTTGTTCTACTTCTACGCGGACAGCTCGTCGTCGAACTCGGACTCGAACATCGGCGCTCGGCTCCTTTTCATTCCCTAATGGGGGAACGGGGGCCGCAGCCCCCGCCAGTTTGAATAAGCAGAAAGCGAAAAAGGAAAGCGGCGGGCGTAGAAATAACGCCTTATACCGCGCGAAGCGCGGTCGCGTAAAATTTATATTTTACGGTATTCGTCTTTTCTTTCCGTTTTTCTGTATTTTTAGGCGCTTTGCTATATAATCTCTCGCATGGGACTGCTTGCGCAGTGCGCCGGTGCTTCGTTCCTCGCCTATTACAACTCTGGTTGGCACGTGCTTCACGTTGGCGGCAACTGGAACAACGGGTCGAAAGCGGGCTTGTTCTACTTCAACGCGAACAACTCGTCGTCGAACTCGAACTCGAACATCGGCGCTCGGCTACTTGTTTACTCCATTTTTCATTGCGCAAGCTTTTCCTCACCGCTTGGTGAAAATTTTGCCGTGTAGGACAGGGCTCAGTAGGTTTATTCTCGACCAGCCTTGCAGGCAAACAAGGAGTGTGTTATCCTACCATGCCGAAAAGAGTAGGCAATATCTATGAGCGGATGGCTGACCCAGAGTTTATAAGATTCTGCATCACCATCGGGACGAAGGACTCCCGCAAGAAGCGGAAAAAGGACGTGCGAAAGGTACTGAGTGATGTTGACGGGCACGTTGAAATCATGCGCAAAATCGTGGTTGAGGGTGGGTTTTGCCCAAAGAAGCCGCACACGCGGATTATACACGACCCGAGCTGCGACAAGGACAGAGAAATCAACAGTGTGCCATTTTTCCCTGACGGACTGATGCACATCATGGAAGTGCAGGCAATGATGGACGTGCTTATGCGCGGAATGTGTCATTGGAGCTGTGCCTCTGTGCCAGGCCGCGGCGGGAAACGCGTTCATGACCGTATTGAGAGTGCCATGCAAAACGATCCCAAAGGCACAAAGTATGGCTCGGAGCTGGACATTAAAGGGTACTATCTGCACATCTACCTTTGGCGGCTGCTTTTAGCATTTGAGCGCAAAATCAAAGACCAAAAGTTTTTGCTTTTGATGGCGATAACGCTGACATGCAGCCAAATCAAGCTGAAAGACGCTTTGGCACAGGGCCTCACCTGGCGCGATATCGCGGGGAATAAGCGGGGCATTTTCATCGGCTTTTATATCTGCCAATGGACAGGCAACTTTTTCCTTGAGCCTCTTGACCATTTTATCGAAACGCTGCCCGGCGTGAAGTATTTCACGCGGAACATGGACAACCTCACCCTGCTTGGGCCGAACAAGAAGCAGCTCCACAGGGCAGTAGAGGCCATTAGCGCGTTTATGCAGAAAATGGACTTGCAGATGAAAGGAAACTGGCAGGTGTACCGCACTACTTTTACCGCAAAAGTCCAGCGGTCGCATGCAGCGTTGCCGCCCGAAAAGCAGCGCCTGCGTAAGCCGCGCATGGTGGCCGCTGTAGGCTACCGTTATTCGGCCACGCATACCGCGATGCGCAAGCGTAATTTTTTGCGCTTTACCCGCCAGTGCCGCAAGGCAAAGAAACGTCTTGATGCGGGAAAGCCTATATCATTCAAATTGGCCTCTGGCCTGTTAAGCAGGTGTGGGCAATTAAAGCACTGTGACAGCCACAGCGTTCGAGTAAAATACGTTGACCCCATCGGGGTTAAAAACTTAAAGGAGGTAGTCCGAAATGAAAGTAAGAGGCGACAACGCGCCCAGCAACGCCTTCACGCTGGAGGAACAGCCTAAGAAGCCCGGCGTCTATCTTGTGCGCTTTTATGAGAATGCACAGGAGTTTACCGAAACGCAGGGAGAGCTAACCACAAGCGGCTGGGAGTATGACGAATACCACCTTGAGCTTGCCGATACCGGTAATCTGCAGGAGGATGTACTTACCAACTACGATGCTCTGCTCCTACAGGCAAAAACTGCTGAGCTTGGCGCAGAGGAAGCGGAAAAGGCACCTTTGCAAAAGAAGCTTGAGGAAATAAGCGACGCGTGCCATGAAGCTATCGTCGCTGGTTGCACCGTAGCACTTACGGACGGCACGCAGGAAACCTTTGCACTCGAAGAAACCGACCAGATCAATCTGCAGAACGCTTATGCAGCCGTGCAGGCCGGCGGCACCGGCTATCCGTACCATGCAGATGGAGAGCTCTGCCGTATGTATACGGCAGCAGACATCAACATTATTGCACAGGCGGCTACGGCTCATAAGCTGTATCATACCACCTACTGCAACCATTTGATGGCATGGGCGAAACGAGCTGATACAAGCGAATTGCAGGACATCTATTATGGTGCGACACTGCCCGATGACCTTGCGGCTAATATGCAGGAGATTATAAATGCTACTAACTAAGGCGAGTATTTTGTTTGGCACCGGTGGCGCGGTGTACTGCTGCCTTGAAATACTCTGGCGCGGGCATACGCACTGGACAATGTTCGTACTTGGCGGGTTACTGTTTTTGCTGCTTGGCGAGCTTAACGAGGGCGTCTTGCAATGGGATACACCGCTTTTACTGCAAAGCGTTCTTGGAGCAGCCATTGTGACAGCCGCAGAACTCTGCTCAGGGGTAATCCTAAACATCTGGCTCAAACTTGACGTTTGGGACTATTCGGGCCTTCCATTCAACCTTTGGGGCCAGATATGCCTGCCGTTTTCGCTGTTGTGGATACCAGTATCTGCGGCGGCCATTGTCCTTGATGATTGGCTGCGATACTGGTTGTTTGGCGAAGAGCGCCCGCACTATATCCTGATAAGTAACAAAAAATAAGTGCTGATGAGAGACCGAAAATGGCCTCTTTAATTTTTTGCAAATTACGGAGGAGTTATGAGCATTCAAGAAATGCTGACAGTGGGAGGCGGCGCGCTGGCAGTGCTGCTCACCTTTGTACAAATCGCGCCCATCAAAATCAATCCATGGAGCTGGCTTGCCAAAAGCATTGGCCGCGCGCTCAACGCGGACGTTCTGGAAAAGGTAGACAAGTTGGAAACAGGGCTCTCAAGCGTCCAGCAGAGCATGGCGGAGGAAAAGGCCGTTACATGCCGTGTACGCATCCTGCGCTTCGGGGACGAGTGCCGCCAGGGGACACACCATAGCAAAGACTACTTCGACCAAATCCTCACCGACATTACTGCATACAAGCAGTATTGCGAGAAGCACCCTGATTTCCAGAACTCTATCACGATTATCACGTGCGAATACATTGAAAAACTGTATGAGCGCGAGCTGGCCAAAGGAAAAGACGGCTTCAAATAAGCAGAGGAGGTGTTTACCGTGTCTGTGATTTCTTTTCAGCGCGGGGACAGAACTAAACTGACAACAAATTTTGCTCGCTATGAGTTTCAATGCTCCTGCGGGTGCAGCGCCCAGATGGTGGATACAGAGCTTGCCGAAAAGCTCCAAACCATTCGCAACAAAATCAAAAAGAGCATTAAGATCACGAGCGGATACCGCTGCCTGAAGCACAACAGCGCGGTTGGCGGCAGCTCCGGCAGCAAGCACCGTTACGGCATGGCCGCCGATTGGCGCACGACCGACCGCTCAATAAACCCGGTTGCGCTTGGCATCATCGCGCAAGACGTGGGCTTTGGCGGCATCGGCATCTACTGGCACAGCCGAGGGGCGTTCGTCCATACGGACACACGCACAGGCAAGGCAACATGGCTCTGCACTACGCCGGGCAAGTACCCGTCCACAAGCTACAACGCTTTCATCCTGCCTACCGTTAAGAAGGGCAGCACGGGCGCGGCTAGCAAATCGGCCATTATTATGCTGCAAAAGCTGCTCAAAGTGACAGCCGACGGCGTGTTTGGCGACGGCACAGAAGAAGCACTCATAACGGCGCAAAAGCGCTACGGCATAACGGCAGACGGCATATGCGGTCCTGTGAGCTGGCGCTACATATCCGGCGCTTACAAGTACCTGTGAGGTGATATTGTATGCAGATAAGCATAACGCCATCAAAAGCCAAGCAAACCAAAAGCAAAAGCGGTTTTCTGGATAAGGCGGTTATCTACTGCCTTATCATGTGTACTGTGCTGGACGCGGCGATTCTGGCCCTTTACTGGCACAGTTCTTCGGCTCCTGATTCTTTGGCAATCGCCGCAATGGCTGCGCCGTGGATGATAGAGTTCGGCGCGACCGCCTCAATTAAAAACCGCAAGACATCCACACCATCCGAGCCGGAGGTAAAGACCTCCGAGCCGGACGAGGAAGGAGATTGAACATTATGGAGGATATTATGAATACTATTCTTAACGTGTGCGCACCCTTGCTTACCGCCGCAGTCTCCTACGGCATCTACCAGCTCGCGGGCATTGCCAAGACCTACACCAAAACCGCATACGGCAAGCGCTGCCTTGATGAGGTAGCGCAAGCCGCCGTGAACGCGGTCGAGAGTGTCAACCAGACCTATGTTGACGCTTTGAAAGAAGCGAACACCTTTGACGAGGCTGCGCAGAAAGAAGCCTTCAACAAGGCTATGGAGGCCGCGCAGGCATCTATCTCCAAATCCGCGAAGGAGTTCGTGGAAAATAACGTAGGCAATTTAACTGAGTACCTTACCACACTGATTGAAGCGCAGGTGCGCAGCCAGAAAGTTTATCTCTAAGCCATTCTCTTTTATTGTTCTCTTCTACATGGAAACGCCCCTGCCGTCCGTTTTGGACAGTAGGGGCGTTTTCTTTTTCTCTAAAAGATACGGAATTTGCACAAAATAATCCGCTTTTTAGAAATATTTGCCGAAATACATAGTTGTTTGCCAAAATCAAGTAATACCGCCTCAAAAGCGGTAAAATTTTACTTAAAGGAGATTTTGGCAATGATTAGGATTTTACTGTCAACACGTCTCGGCGAAAGACGCATGACGCAGAAGGAGCTCTCACTGGCAACTGGTGTTCGGGGGCAGACCATAAACGACCTGTACCACGAAATGACCGACCGCGTGAGCCTTGAAGACCTTGACCTTATCTGCGAGGCACTGGACTGTGAACTGTCAGAGCTTATTGTCCGCGAACCAAATCCTGAGCAAACTGTGAAGTTCGTGAAGAAAAAGGCCGAAGTTCCTTCTCATGTGCGAAAGAGCAAACGGAAAAAGGCCAAGGCCTGACCCATTTCTCCGTGCCCGGATACCGCTCAGGTGTCCGGGCTTTCTTTGTTTTCGTCCTCCAAAATGATTTGTTTGCCGTCTGGAAAGACAAATGCGACCTTGCAGCCGCATAGCTCAGCTACCTTGATGATGTCGCTCGCGTCCCAGCGGTTCATGCGGATTTTGTTGTTCATCGACTGCCGGCTGCTCATGCCAAGCGCGTCCGACAGATCCGTCTGCTTCTTACCCGTCATGGCAAGCAGTCCCTTGACGATGTCCGATACCGTCATGCTGTACACCTCCCTTCGCTTCTCTTATATAGTACACCTGAGGGATTGCTTTGTCAATCACCAAAATTTAGAAAAAAACGGAAAAAGTTTATCAAACCTCTTGACAAGTCAACGAAAAAGGTGTACAATATAGACGTAGAGAGGAGGTGAGAGGCCGATGGACGAAGCCAAAAGAAAAGCCCTGCAAGAGCTGTTGAAAATCTTAAGCGATTGCCCCGAGGTAGCAACTCAAATCACAATCGTCATAAGAACTGACAGGCTCAAGCAGAGCGACAAGCCCCAGGAATCCAAGTAAGACCCCGGAACAGGCGGGGCGGTGGCCAACACCGCCGCCCCTCACCTGTTGATTATAACCGAACATCAACAGAAAAGCAAGGAGAGAACACCATGAAATTTGCAGAAATCGACCGAGAATTCACCTGGCGCGTTGCCGAATGGCTGGCAAAAGGCTACATCATCAACTCCACCACGATGGGCGGGAGTCAGGGCGAGGTTGCAAAGGTTGACCTCACAAACGGCAAGGAAATCGTCCGCGTGATGATTGACAGCTTCTACGGCGATGAGGATAGTGACTACATCTTCCACAAGGGCGTGGAAATCATTGTGGGTCGTGTTACGGAAAACGTGACCCCGCATAGTGAGCGTCACGATACCGTTTGGAATAGCCGCCTTGAGGTGCTGGAGGAAACCAAGTTTTACAAGGTCGGCGATTGCTGCAATGGCGAGGTAGAGTATGGCACGAAAGAGCAGGCTACTCACGCCGTCAAGGTTTCGCTGGAGCGATACAAGAACAAGCAGCACAACACCTCCGGCACCGACATCACCGAAAAGGCACTCCCCATTGCAAAGCGGTATCTGCACCGTGTTCTCCCTGGCAAGCGTATTCGCCCCGCCGATATTGCCGTGAAGCGCTGGACCAATGGTTACTCTATCCACTACAAAGGCATAATGTACAAGCTGCACTAAAAGAAAGGACACTGATTATGAATAACGCACACAACAGCATTTTCACCAAATCCGAGTTTGAACTCGAAGTCGTATCAAAAGGCGCGTTCATCGATGACGACCCCAGCTTCAGAGATTGCGAATATCTGGTTGAAACTTTTGTTATTCGCCTCAACCACGTTGCTCTGAACGAGTGGATATTCACCAGACGCCTGCCCGATGATTATGAGAATGTTGGATACACCCGTGAGGAGTGGGAGGCCAAGAACAAGAACCGCGAGAAACGCAGAGAAGAGCTTAAAGAGGCAATCGCTGCAGCGCTCCAGATTCCTAAAAGCGAGAGCCTTACAGTTGCCCAAACGCTTGCAGAGATTTTTACCGTAGTGACCATGAGGAAGGTTGTTCCCATAACTAACGACTGAATCACAAAGCTGCGCTATCGGCTGGACGGGCTTGCGAAAGGAGTAAAGAGTATGAACTATAGATATTACAGCACTCAGCGGCCAGTGATGCCGGGCTGTTTTCCAAAGCCGCAGGGCAACAAAGTTCTGGCAATCAAGAACTTTGATACGCGCACATTCTGCGCAGAAATCGACCGCAAGGCGTGGGGCTATATTGAGTACGACAAGCCTCTCACAGACCGCGATGCTGCAAGTTGTGAGCTTGTTGCCCCAAAAGCCGAACCTCAAATAAAGAATCTCTGTATCACCTACCACATGAGCAAAGCGGGGGAAGACGCTGAAACTTGTTTCACTCTCCCGATAACGGATAAACTGGCCGAGGCTGTAATTCGTGGTACGCCAACGCACATGGACGAAGCTACGGCAATCAAGAGAGTGTGCAAAATAGCAGAATACATGGCCTATTTGCAAGGCTACAAGTTCACGGAAATCTGCGATGTGCGGGAGGTGAAGAACGCATGAAGCTACCAAGCAAAGGCCTGATTGAGAGTCTACGCCAACGCTACCCGGCGGGTACGCGGATTGAGCTTGTGCAAATGAACGATGTTCAAGCCCCGCCCGTTGGCACAAAAGGTACGGTGATAGGCGTGGACGGAATGGCCGATATTATGGTTCATTGGGATAACGGCAGCAGTCTGAACCTTGTTTATGGCGTGGATTCCTGCCGGATAATTACAGACGAGAGAAAGGACGGTTGAGCATGAACAACACCAGAAGAAAGACCCTGCAATCTATCATCGACAAGCTGGACGAAATAAAATCCGAGCTTGAGGACGTGCAGGCCGAAGAGGAAGAGTACCGCGACAATATGCCGGAGAGCCTGCAAGGTTCGGAGCGATACGAAAAGGCAGACACGGCCTGTGACCGTATCTCCGACGCCGTATCAGACCTTGAAG